GGTCAGATCTGGGTCCGGAACATGGTCAAGGGTTGCTTTGTCATGCAAGAGACATTCACAGGGAATAGCAAGACGTTCTACAACGAAGGCATGCGCAATGTGGCCAACGGGATATTGAAACAAACAGCGGAGGTTAACCCTGATGCCTTCGCCACTATTATGAAAGAAGTTTTATGACTGACGAAACAACAGCCGACGATAGCACCGGTGCTGCTGAAGAGACTCCGTCTAACGAAGGTACGATCGTAACCGCTAAGCCTGAAAATACCGAACCAGGCGATAGCACACAATCGGACCCTGCCGATAAACCTGAAGGAGAGGCACAAGCCGATAAACCGGAAGGCGACGAAGGGCAAAAGGACCAAGGCGCACCAGAAGAGTATGCTGAGTTTAAAGTACCTGAAGGCTTTGAACATTTAGACAAAGACCTGCTTGAAAAGGCAGCCCCTCTCTTTAAGGAAAGCGGGCTATCTCAAGATAAAGCACAAGAATTTGTCAACATGTTTGCCGACAGTATCAAAGGCCAGACAGAATCTAACGTTGCGGCGTTTACCGAACTTAACGAAACGAACAAAAAGGCTTGCCAGGACCACAAAGAATTCGGGGGCGACAACCTTGATGGCAGTGTGGTCAAATGTGCCAAGGCGATGGGTATCATGGGGGATCGTGAAGGCGAGTTCCGCGAGATGCTCGATCAAACTGGCTTGGGCAACAACCCTTTAATGTTCGAATTGTTATCTCGGATCGGTGGTTCCATGACTGAAGATGGGATCGTAGACGGTGGGAAAGTCAGTGCCAAAAAAGACGTAGCTAAATCTATGTATGGTGAAGATGGCACGGGCAAAAAAGCCGAAACGTAGTGGCAATTAACAGGAGATTTTTATCATGGCCACACTAGGAGCTAGTTTTCTCGACTTGATCGAGATTTTCAAAGGGCAGGATAACGGTGGCGATATCGTGACCATTATCAACATGCTCGCACAATCGAATGGTATTCTTGATGATGCTATCGCTTCCCCGGCAAACCAGGGCACGACACATCTATCAACGTTTATCAGCGGCATTCCGGTCCCTGACTGGGGGAAACTCTACAAGGGTATCGCGAACAAGCGCATCACACGGACGCAAATTCAAGACGCGACAGGTTTCTTCGAAGGCCGGTCAACTGTTGATACGCGGCTCGCTGATGTAACCACCAACCTCGCGGCGTTCCGGCTTCAGGAAGCCATGGGCATTATCGAGGGTATGGGCCAAGAAGCTGCCCGTGCATTGTTTTTTGAGGATCAGGACGTAAACCCTGATCGTATCACTGGGCTGTCACCTCGTTTTAATAGCCTGACTGGTACACCACAAAGCAATCAAGTCATCGATGCTGGTGGTTCTGGTTCCGATAATACATCGGTCTGGTTTGTTCAATGGGGCATGGACGCAACTCACTTGATCTATCCCAAGAACTCGATGGCAGGTATCAGCCGTAAAGATCATGGCGAGCAACGTGTTCTTGATGGCGCCGGCGATGCTTTCTATGCGTTTGAAGAAACATTCCGTTGGAACCTTGGCCTCGTTGTTCGGGACTTCCGGAAGGTTGTTCGGATCGCTAACATCGATTCAAGCGATCTTGCTGCCGGTACCGTGGATATTTACGCGTTCATGCGTAAGGCCTACTATCAGTGGCACGGCGCACGCCAGGCTAACAAAGGCACTGCCATGCTCGGTAATGTCGGTGACGGCAACTTCAGCATGGGCCGGGGTGCGATCTACTGCAACAAGGATGTTTTTGAAGCTCTGGACGCGGCCGGGACTAATGCCGGTTCTTCAGACAACTTCATTCGTCTGAGGCCAATGGAAATTGACGGCAAGGAAGTTATGACTTACCGCGGCTTCCCTATTCGTCAGGTTGATCAGCTGGTCAACACTGAAGCAACACTTACATAGGAGGTAGGTATGATTTTCTCAATCCAACAAATCTTTTCGGATAACCAGGTAATCACTGGCGATGCCGCGTCGACCAATCTGCTTGACACGCTGGGTACCGGTACGCCTGCCAATGCCGCCGCCGCTCTTGAAAAGGATCTAGGCAAAGGCACAATGGTTCCAATCCTGATCCAGGTAACGGAAGCGTTCAACACTTTGACGAGCCTGAATATCTCGATCGAAGTTGACGACAATGCAGCGTTTGCATCTGCAAAGGTGGTCTTTACTGAGAATATTCTTCTCGCTGACCTTGTGGTCGGCAAGACGACTAATCTGCGGTATCTGACCCAAGGCACCGATGAACGTTTCTTGCGTCTCAACTATGACGTGGTTGGTACCGACCCAACTCTTGGCAAACTCACTGCTGGTATCGTTGCCGGTGTTGACCAAACTTGGAATCATTAATCATGGCTGAGCAAACACCTTTCAGGGTTGTAGCTATTGAAGTGGGCGTGTACGGGCATTGGCGCGAGATTGGCGACGAGTTCGAGATTTCTGGTCTAAAGGCTTTTTCGGAAGTCTGGATGAAGAAGCTGGCAAAGACGAAGGCTGACGACGATGAAGAAACCGCCGAAGATGCGGTCGACGATCCCAAGCCAGTGTCAGTCCAGCAAAACATCGATGAGATGGACGACGAGAAACTGATCGCTTATGCAAAGATTAACTGCATGGGTCTCACGCTCTCCCGCACAATGAAAGACGAGACTATGCGGGAGCGTATCCGTGACTACCTGGGGCGCCAGGCTGAAGCTTAACGTATCGGGGGCTACGGCCCCCTTTACCCATTTGGAGGCATATTATGTCAGAAGAAGAAATCCAACGGTCTCTTGGTCGCATCGAAGGCACGGTTGAAAGTCTGGTGAAATCGGTAGTGAACATTGACGAAGTCATGAGAGACATAAGCGCGGCCCAGTCTGGCACTATTGCCCGGTTGGACTCCGGTGCCAAAAAAATCGACACACTCGAGGATGATGTGAAAGTTTTAAAAGCCACAAAAAATAGGCTCCTTGGTATGGGTGTGCTGTTCGCCGTGGTCGTTGGCACTCTTGGTAAATCGGCTGCTTGGATTCTCACAAAGATAGGGGTTCTCTTGTAATGGCCAGCAGCAAACTACAGATTTGGAACATGGCCCTCGGCTATTTGAAGAACAAGAATAGTATCGAGGATGAGAACGAGAACAGTTTTGAGGCGAAGCAATGCCGGATTTACTATGACACGGTTATCGGTCGCGTACTGCGGGCCCACCTTTGGGGATTTGCAAAGAGGCAAGTGACGCTTGCTTTGACAGGGACGGCGCCGACCGGTTGGGAGTTTCAATATGCCTTCCCGACTGACGCGATAAAGGCAGACAGAATTTTTAATCCAGTTGACCCGCAGGACAGTCTAACGGAACGCGTTGCATTTGAGATTGCAAACGACCCTGACGGCTCGGGAACGGTTATCTGGACCAACCAGAAAGAGGCGCAGTTTGTCTACGGCATTAATGTCACGGATACCACTCTGTGGACGCCAGACTTTGACGACGCAGCGGCCTTGTTATTGGGTAGCAAGCTTGGGTTCTCGATTTCGAACCAACGCCAGCGGGCGGCGGATCTCAGAAACCTTTACTTTGAGGCCATTAACGAAAGCCAAACCAACAACGTTCGCGAGGGCACAAAGAACGTCGACAACGTGGCGTCTTGGACTGAGGATCGTCAATAATGCCGTTTGTTGCTGGACAGATATCATTCGGGGGCGGGGAGCTTTCACCTGAGGTTCGCGCTAGAATTGATATTGCAAAATATACATCCGGCGCCAAAACACTAAAGAATTTCTTCGTTCGAGTTTCCGGGGGCGCGAACAACAGGGCAGGTCTTGAATTTGTTGTTAGCGTTAAAGATGACGATAAGGTTGCCAGGTTGTTTGAATTTAGCTTCAACGTCGAGCAGACCTATGTGCTTGTGTTTCAAGAAAAGACCATGCGCGTTATTAAAGACGGCGGCATTGTCCTTGAAGGGTCAAACCCTATCACCGGCGCCACCCGGGCCAACCCGGTTCGGATCATTTCAGTTGCTCATGATTTCAGCCAGGATGATGAAGTGTTCATATCTGGTATCGTTGGAATGGTTGAGCTCAATGAACTGTTCTTCGATGTCGATTTAATCCTGTCAGCCGGCACGACGATCACCGGCGCGACCCAGGCGAACCCTTGCGAGATATCCGACACTGGCCACCCTTATAGTACCGGTGACCGCCTGTTCATTACGACTGTCGTTGGCATGGTTGAGTTGAACAATATCGAGTATGTGCTGACTTCCACGGGCGCCAACACCTATACGCTGGACGGGATCGATAGCACCGGGTTCACTGCGTACACGTCCGGCGGGCTATCACAAGAGATCGACAAGGACCAGTTTGACCTATCCGGGGTAGATGGCACCGCATTCACCGCCTATGTGAGCGGCGGCACTGTTTCAAGGGTGTTCACTCTGGTCACGCCATACCTTGACGACGAAATATTCTCTTTGGACTTCACGCAATCTAACGATGTGATGACAGTTGTGCATCCGAACCATGACCCTGCTGATATCAACCGGTTGGCTGACGACGATTGGACGCGGACGGTAATCACGACACAGCCGGAGATTGGTACCCCGACTGGTGTTGCTGTCGTCTATACGGGCTCTGGCACCGGGATCGACTATGATTATGTTGTGACAGCGTTTGACGAAGAGACAAGCGAGGAAAGCGTTGCGTCTACCCCTGTTGGTGTGACCAACAAGGACTTAAGCAATTCTGGCGATAAGTCGGTGATCACCTGGAATGCTGTCACCAACGCCACTTTATACAACATCTACAAGGCTGAGGACGGGAGCGGGTTCTTTGGGTTTATCGGGTCCGCTGAAAACCTGACGTTCACCGATCGGAATATCACACCTGAGTTTAACGATAGCCCGGCCATCAGCATTCGAAACCCGTTTTCTGGCGTGAACGATAAGCCGGCCACTGTTGAATATTTCCAGGGCCGCCGCTGGTTCGGAAACACCAACGACAAACCAACCACAGTCTTCGGGTCAGTCTCCGGCAATTTCACAAACTTCAACGTGTCGAAAGCTGTTACCGATGCGGACTCTGTGACTGCAACGCTGACATCAAAGCAAGCCAACGCGATACGGTTTATCGTTCCACTTGGCCAGATGATCACGTTTACGGCCGGTAGTGAATGGCTCCTGGCGTCAAGTGGGACTTCTGCCCTAATCACGCCATCTTCTGTTTCGTTCTCAAATCAATCATATTGGGGTGTCTTACCGGTCAAGCCTTTGGTGATCGGCAATGCTGCGATCTATCTGAGCGGCAACGATGAACCAGATGAAAACAATCCTAAATTCACATCCGTTCGGGAGCTCAGCTACAAGCTTGAGTCTGATAATTTCGCAGGGAATGAACTAAGCATCCTTGCAACGCACCTATTTGAAAATCGGGAAATAGTAGATTGGGCATACGCGCAAAAGCCGTTTACGCTAGTTTACAGTATCCGAGATGATGGGGTTGCTTTGACTATGACGTATCTTGCCGAACAAAATATGTTTGCCTGGTCGACGCACGAAACTGACGGGAGATTCGAGAGTGTCGCGTCAATACTAGAGG